ACCAAACTTATCCCACGAATACAGTACGACTTGGTGCTTCTTAGTAGCCTTGATCAAATCTTTTGTAAAGATAGATGCTTGTTCACCGCGGGCTTTTTCGCTTTCGCACTGTCCACGGAAACCCTTTTCAGGAGTGTCAACTCCAAACACTCTTACAGCAAGTTCTGGCTTAAGAGGAGCCGGGAGGTAAGGTGCTGCAATCACCACAGTGTCGCCGTCGGTTGCTCTTACAATTTGTGCATCATAAGTTACACCTACTGGTGTTTTTTGTGCTAGTGCTGGTGTTGCTGAAACTAGTAGTGCTGCTACTAGCATAATGTGTTTAATCATAAAAAATCTCCTGTGTTGATTATAGTAGTATTTATATCAACACAGGAGACCGTTAAACTATATTACGTTCTATAGAAAATATGATTTCCTATTCGTGTAGTTTTTCTAAATTTGCGAGACCATGAAGGTTTCACGTATACGGCATGAAAGAATAGCGCACCGTGTGTAGGGTCACTTATATGACCTGCTAAGGTTTGATTAGCTATTCTAAGACTTTCCCGCCAAGTTTCAGTGTGTTGTTTAGGTGGGGATTTTCTCATACATACCCAACTAAACTGGCAAACAGATCTGCTTCTTTGTTTCACTACATTACATATTGAATTCGGAAACAGTGAACTGTTTGTTCTGTTGAGAGTGACGTGTGCTACTGCTGCTTTGCCCTTGGCACTTTCGCCACCTGCTTCATAGTAAATGTTTTTAGCCAAGCAAAGAACTTGACTATTGTTTACTACAGGTTCTCTCTTTTTAACTATAAGCATGGATGACCTGTCGGGTACCGGTACGTATAGTGGTAGTAAATGTTTTTCAATCTTCTCTATGTGTTGTTTTGCAACGTCTTTAGGACCTTGCTCTGCTAACGCATTAGTTGACGCAAATAAAACTCCGATTGTTAAAGCTACGACAACATTTCTAATGGTTAGATTAATGCCTTGTTTAAGGGTCATTACTCCTCCTCCTTATAATGTTTGTTTTTGCCCTACTTAAAGAATATCAATGCCATCAATATTGATTGTGCAATAAAACCAAAACCAATGATATTCAACGCTATGAAATTTCTTTCCAAGGTTGCCTTGATATAGAAAAGTCCTAACGCAGCCCAAAGAAGAATAACCATATCAATGGGCGGTGTGTTGTCTGTAATTCCTGTCATCAGTCCAAGTAAGGAAGGAACTGTGACAGCATGGAGCGCAATTAGAGCAGTCCAACCAATAGTATCGATTGAAACTTTTCTAATGCTGTTCTTAAACTCTTGCACACCTTTATCAAAAAAGTGTGTTAGTTTGAGCTTGAGAATTTCTGTATTCATGATGTTTCTTTACCTTTGTAAAAAATATGCTGACCGATTTTGGTAATCTTTTTAAGACCCCAATTTGGGCTTACATAATCAGCATGATAAAATAGTGCCTGATCAAGAGACTCTAGTTTAAAGTCTTCTACTAGAACCATCTTTGCTACTCGATAACTTTCGTCATAGCTTTCTTGATCGATAGGGCGATTTCTATGCTTAGAATCGCAGTACCAGCTAAACTGGCATACTACTTTTCTAGTAAATTTATTTTTCTGATACACTACGCCGCAAACGCTGTTAGGAAAATCTGGGCTCTGTGTACGATTAAGTGTAACTTGGGCTACAGCAACTTTACCTTCAAATGGTTCGTTGCCTGCTTCCCTATAAATGTTTATTGCAAGACAATCCAAATCTTTTCGAATTTGCTCAGCTGACGCTGTGGTCATTCCTGTTTTAGTATCGGTGTGGCTAAACTTATATGCTGTTACTGTTGAGGTCAATAGACCTACAATTGCAATACCAGCAAGAAGATTAACTCCCCTCAATGAATTTTCTAACATGTACTTCCTCCTTGTGGGCATATGCCCTCGGTTGGTGGTAATGGAACCTATTGACAACGTTACATTGTCTTTATAGTATACTATACTAAAACGGATTTGTCAAGTCTATGTGTTGTTGGGCACGTTAAGCTAACTTGATAGATGAAGTAGCTTCTATATATGCTTTTGCAATTTCAGCGTCTGTGGGCGCATGTGCAATAACAGTGTGTTTATTTAGCTTAGTTACCTCTGGTTGAGTAGTCATCATCCAGGGTACAATCCCCATTCCTTGATTGCCCATAGCTAAAGTACTGGGTTTTTTAATATGAATCTCCGAGTCTGTTTCAGTAACAAACCTTCCTAATACTTCTTCTCCAGTGAGAAGTTTAATACTAACAATATCCCCCGCGTCAAGCGGCTTTTGAATTAACATGTATTTTACCTTTTCGTATATTCTATTTAATGTTTTCTAGCTTATTATACAGCTCTTATTGATACTATATGCTGCGCTTTATCTTGTTTTTAACACGCTTTATCGCCAGCACCTAAAAACACACCGTTTTCTAACGATTTTTTAATGTTTGCGTAAATAATAGCGTGGACAGAATATGTTCAGTCTAACAAGTAATGTTTTTTGCGTCCCTCTTAGAATACGCTATATAGTAGCCCAGTGCTGCAACTGACTGTCCTAAAAAGTGCTTGGTAGGCGCCTACCGAATACTTTTTATACAAAACTTCTAACGAAGTGATCTGTTGATCTTTGTAGTATTTTACAATACTATCATTTCTTCTTTTATGTCAACAGGGACATTAAACGTTTCTGCAATTTCCTTCATTGCAGATACTCGAGAGGTTGTGTCTCTGCTGCTGTGTAAATGAATTATGTTAGCATCTGCAAGCTTACAATTGTTCCATTCTTCTGCAAAAGGTACATTCAAATTAAAGATTTGAAAAGCCATCTTTGGATCTAGTACTTCTGAAACATCTAAACCTTGACTCCACAACTGATAATTGTGAATCAACTGTCCCCAACTCCAATCATTTTCTTTATGTGTGAACCACTTATCTATAAGTCTTTCGCCTAAGTCCCAAACCTTTGGATCCATCTCTGCTGGATAGTATCTAACATCATCGTTAAAATAATGCTGTGCTTCCTCGTGTGTTTTTGGATCAGTGTAATTAAACATCATCATATCATTGTACTTGCCGAACACTTCTGTTGGTTTGAGGAACATAGTGTCTGCGCCCATGCATAAAATATTGCATGGCTCCTTGTGCCATAGTTCTTTAATCATGTACCAGTGTGCTATTTGATATGCTCTAGAATCAAGTACGGGTGCAGTGAGCTTGATTTCTTCCCACTCGCCCTGTAGATAAGTTTTTGCACTGCTTCTACTGATAGAGTACATGTTTTCATAGTCCATAAGGTCACGTTCAGCCCTTGGATTATCTCCTGTGCCTTTCCAATAACCCCAGTTCTTAATAATTGGGCGCACAGCGCCAATAAGATAATTTTTCATAATTTCACCAAATAAAGTTTTCTTTATAATATTTTACAATTTTTACAAGCTCATCGTCAAAATTAGCTTTTGGCTCCCAACCTAAAGATTTAATCTTAGTATCGTCGATAGCATATCTAACATCTTGGCCAGGCCGCTCATAATTTGTATCTAGATAGTTTTCTTCGTTTTCTGTTAGCCCTAAAAGATTAATAATCTTTTTAGCGACTACAATATTTTGTTCTTCAAACGTGCCTGAGATATTATAAATCTCATTAACAATACCTTTTTCCATAATTGTTATTACAGCTTCAGCAGTATCACTTGCATGTAACCACGTTCTACGTGGTGTTCCTTTGTTGTGTAACAAAACTTTTTTACCCAACGTTAGATACTTAATAGCGTGTGGTATAAACTTTTCAGTGTATTGACCAATGCCATAGTTGTTTGTTGGCCTAACAATTACATAAGGTAAGTTATATGTTCGGGCCCAAGCAATGACTAACATGTCAGCAGCAGCTTTTGTTGCGCTGTAAGGATTGCTTGGCTTTAACAGATCTGTTTCTTTATGGAAACCATGATCTATATCACCATATACTTCGTCAGTACTGAAATGCAGTAGAACAGGAGTCTTTTTTCTACCACTAATTTTTGTTCTAATAAGTTCTAAAATATTATGAACGCCACTGATGTTACTGTCAACAAATTCAATACTACTAACAATGCTATTGTCTACGTGGGTTTCTGCGGCAGTATTAATAAAATAATCACAGTCATGAATCATTGTTAGTTCATTAATGTCTTTATTTTCAAATTTAAAATTCTTGTATGTTAGCAAATCATCAAGAAGATTCCAATTGGCAGCATATGTACCTTTGTCAACTCCGCAGACATACCAACCTTTTTCTAAACAGGATTTAGCAACATGGTAGCCGATAAATCCTAAACATCCTGTAACATATACAGTTTTATACATAGAGCCATTCCTGATTGTTCAAATACCAATTGACAGTTTGCTCAAGCCTTTGTTGATAAGAAACTGGTTCAGTCCAGCCCTTTGCATAAAACTTTTGCGGATCTACTGAATAACATAAATCATGCCCGGGTCTGTCAACTGGTATAAAGTTATAATTTAGTTTTTTACCCATTATGTCCGCTATATTATTGGCGAACTCAAAATTATTAATAAATTTGTTCCCTGCACTGTTCCATTTTTCGCACAAGTCCTGTTGTTTGTTGATTACAAAGTCGGTGTGACTAGCAACGTCCCCTGCATAGAACCACCTACGGCCACCAATTTGATTTTCCTTGCCTACATGAATGTCCAGTGTCTCATTGTTAAGCAGTTTTTTAATAATAATTGTAGGTAGTCTATTTGGCTGACACATAGGACCAAAGGTATTATTAATATGTATAATACTCATTGGTAGTTGGTATGTATGAGAGTAACTTACACAAAGCTCTTCGCCCGCTGCCTTTGATGCTGCATACGGACTGTTAGAACGATATGCATCATTCTCCCTACTGTCATTACCGATTGGAATAGGACCAAACACTTCACCGGAACTGTAGTAAACAAATTTTTTAAGATTAATGTGTCTTGCTAGTTCTAATAGATTCAATGTGCCTATTACATTATCTAGCACAGAATCAACTGGTGCGCTAATACTATCAGCTGCACTAGGATTTGCACCAGCATGAAGAATAATATCTATGTCTTTAAAGGTATCAAAATTATATGGATCTCTGATATTGTGTTCTACTATTTTAATCTTATCAGAGAACTCATTAATTCTTTTTAGATTTTTTGTTCCGGGTCGAACTAAACAAATAACATTATTATTTTCACAAAATTGTTCAACAAGATAACGACCTATAAATCCTGTTGCGCCTGTAATTAATATATTATTCATTTTGCCACATAAACTAAATCTGTAGCGTGTGTTGCTACATGTTCATAGTTCCATTGGGCTAAGAATTCTTCAATCATAGTAAACGTAACACCATATCGTTCAGCCCAAGGTTGATACCATTCTATAGAAATAACAGGTTTAAACTTGTCAATTGTTTCTTTTGCTCCTAGAAGACCAAAATATTCATATCCTTCAGTGTCTAATTGTATTAAGTCACAACGATCAAGTTCTAGGTCATCAATTTTAAATGTTGGAATAGTCCCCATGCCTTGAACATGAGTTGCGCCAACATCGTGTGCATGATGATTTAATGCTATAAATCTGTGTGCGTCGCCTACGGCGGCATTGAATTTTACAACATTAGGATAATCACAATTCATCGACAATGCTAAAAAGTTCAACGGTTCTGGCTCAAATGTGTAAACTCTTTCAAACTTCTCTGCATATTTACGAATGTAAAATCCAGCGTTGCCGCCTGCTTGCACAACAACTTTTCGTTCTAGAACATGTGTGCAGAGATTGTCAACAACATCACTATACTGATGCATATAATTCCAGCAACCCTGGTCTCCAATGGGCCAATACCAGTCTTCCCGTTTTTCTAATTTGTCAATGAGTCTATCCACAATTAATTCCTTTTAATGTTTAGATAACAGGGTTCATTACTATAGATG